TTATTCATCACAAACCTTCAAAAATAATTTTATTAATTCTAAGGCATATTTTTTCTTATGAATACTGCATTTGCTCAAAGCATCGATAAGCGCTTGTTGCTCTTCTTCGCCATTAAAGGCGGGAAAATTTTTCTCATTATTTCCGAAGATTAAATAGTCTATAGATGTATGAAGACATCCTGCAATACTAAGTATTGTATTAATCGACATTCCGCAAGTTCCTCGCTCGATATCCTGATAGTACTTATATGACCGTTCAATCTTCTCAGCCACTTCTTCCTGGGTCAATCCCATTATTATCCGTTGTCTCCTAATTCTTTTTCCCACCATCATCGGATCATATCTTTTCAACTATTTTCCCTCTTTTACAGTAAAGCATAAAATACTGATTACAAGTTATATATCAAAGCACAGTAGTAGTATGGCTTCAATTACAAATTTTATAACATACAGATCATGTTTTCAGACGGCCCAAACGGACCGCCCTTTCTATCCTGGGCCGCTCCCCTTGTCACATCGCCTCGTTTCTTCGAGGCAACGAGGTTCCCGATCGGGAGCAGAAGGCCGCTCTCACAGCCGAATTTTCGGCCGTGATGTTCCCTACAGTGCTTCGATAAACTTCTTCACTCCCTGATATATCTCCTTGTACGGCAGCCCCTCTACCATCAGCGTGGCCAGATGCAGCTCCACCACCGTTTCCAGCGATTTTAAGTGCATCAGCGTCCTCTGGTCTGCCTTGTCCCTCCCGCCGTTCTCTATGCCTAATCTGCGGTTTATGAGCTTGGTCAGTGACACATAATACCGATCTGCGTGCTGGCTCCCCTGTGCCCTTGCGTACTCTACAAAGAGCTTAATCTGATCCGTCTCAGCCTTACGTACTTCTTTGGTCTCCTGACGGGTTCCCAGCCACTTCTCGTCTTTCTCGGCAGCGATGTAATAACCATTCTTTTTGATGGACAGGATCGTATCGTAAACCCAGTCGTTGAAATCGTCTGCTATTGGCTGTGCTGATCTACGACATATTTCATAAATTCCTCGTTCTACATACAGATACATGTCAGAATTAGGGTCTATATGCCTGGACCCTCCCTCAATTTGAGACCCCCTTATGATTACACTGAATCTGTCCATTCTTTTGTTATTTCTATTATGGACGTTTTCAATACCTTTACTTGGATTCTTGTATTTAAGCGCATATCCGATCTGTGTTCTGCTCATGAAGATATCGCCTGTTTCATTTACGTAAAAATCACATTTTGTTCCCAAGAAATCTCCCTGTTTGACAAGTCTTAGTTTCATATTAATTCCTTTCTGCATCTTGCAATAGAAAAGCCCCGGGATTCCTCCCAGAGCTTCAGTCGCATCATTATTCTGTTGTTTGCTATTCCACCCACTGCACCTCAAGATTGCCCTGGCCGAGATTCTTCGTGACCAACAGCGCCCCATACGTTGCCATATCCGCTTTTGACGGATTAAGCATATAGGCCATGCCGCCAATGACCGCATACCCCGTGACCATATTCCCGGCATCGTCCACGTAGAACCACTTATTCTTATATTTTACCCAGCGCGTCTTCTGCAACTCGCCATTAATCGTAAAATGCCAGTTCCCGGCGCCGTCTTCAAAACTCTTCACTTCATCTTCCTGGCCGCGGATCCGCAGGCAGAAGTCTGTCCATAACTCTGGGCTGTCCATCATCTTACGAGGGCACCATTTGCGTTTGGCATCATAGTGCCGGATCACCCGATCGGCAGGGATCCCCGTCTCCTGGATCAGATGTTTCACCAAATCCACACAGTTAAGCCGGGCCTTGTCGTAGTTGCTGTCAGGATTAACGCATATTTCAATGTTGATCGTATTGTTATTGTTGACTCCGGCCACCAGCGGCGTACCGTACTGCTTCCCTACCGCCCATGCTCCGTCCGTGTGGTTGAGTGTCTGGTAGATCGCCACATCGTCAACATAATAATGAACCGATGTAGACAGATTTCCGTTGTTGTGTGCCCTGGAATGCGCTGCAGCACCTGCTCCGCGGTTAAAATTGTCCGTCTCATGGATTACGATGTACTTTGGGTGATTCTGACTTGCATAGCAATTGATCTGCTTGATCTGTTTCGTAATAGGTATCATAAATCCTCCTTAAAGAAAAGGGCCCAGAATCCCAGGCCCTAAAAAGTTGTGATATTGCAACCGTTGCGATATCGCAATGGCTCCGGCGCTATTGGCCGCCACCCTTTTTATATTTTGTGCGCTGCCATATTTCCGATATTTTTTCCCAGCCTCCCATAGCTACAAGTGCCACCAGAAAAGCCACTATGACACAAGCCACAATCATATACCATACCATAGGCTGATTGAGATATGCCATTATCATCACCAAGGTCAGGGGGCAGAGCACTAAAGACAGGACGATAACCACCGCCGACGTTGGAAGCTTGTCCAGACCAGGCCATGACTTAATCACCTGTGTAATAGCTGATACTATAAAAGCCATCACTCCGATAGCAATTAATAAGTACGATCCATACTGCATAACTGTGTTAATATCCATTTCAATTCCTCACTTTCTACTTATCTATAATAGATTCGAGAAGTTCGTCCCGAATCCGTTTCATATTTTCAATTCCATTGCCGGTAATTTGGTGATTAAGCATTGCTGCCAGACATTTTGATTGTTGCTTCTGCATGTCTTCCACAGCTTTGAGTCGGTCGTAATCCTGCTTGTCATGCTGTTCGAGTACTTCAACCCTTTTAGACATTTGGAAGGCCGGCCGGATCACCTTAACAATAACGGCTGCAGCACCTCCCACAATGCTGATTGCGCCACATATTGATAGTAATGTCTGTACTGTATCCACTGATGTCCCCCTTAGTAGTCCTGTCCGGTGATCTCCTTATACTCCTCGGCTGTGATCCAACGCCCGACTGCATTGCGTACCATGCCAATCGACCAGTACCCATCACCGTAATATCCCTTAACCTTGTTATACTTGCTCATATCCTACACCTCCTCTAAATCAATGCCGCCCATCATTGCCACATACGCGAGCTGTGCCTGTGTGGCTGCCAGCTGCTCCCGCAGGTCCGGAACCCGGAACTCTGCAATCATCACCGTGCCAATCACGTCCCGTGTCTCTGTGATCGGATCGCTGGACTCAGGGTCGGCCCCTATTTGGACCGGTTCGGTACCCACAATGTAATTATCGTCTTTGGTAAGACGGCCCGCATACACGAGGTCTGAGCGTGTCAGGATAGGTTCCCCGGCATCGTCCAGAACAGTAATAGCCTTCGTGGCCTTCACGTCCACCTCCACCTCTGCAAACGTGGCGGCCGCCGGCTGGAAGATCACCTTCCCGCCCTGATCCGTGAGCTGCACTCCGTTGACTACGAGATCATACAGTTTCTCATTGATTTTGATTCTTTCCATGGTTAAATTCCTTTCCGCCTGCCGGATCATGCCGGACGCAGGCAATAAAATAAGCCCTGTAAGGGGGCTGGTCAAAATGTTACACTCTCAAATTGTTATGATTTCTTACCCGGTTAAATAGTGATTTAGCGACCAAAGTGACAAATGAAAGTAGTGATAGCCATGCAATTGCGCTGGGATTTGGAAGTCTCGGACGCACAAACATCAAAGTTGATAATACACTAAGGACCCTCCCGGTTAACTCTGGTACGAATTACGATATAGCGTTTATGGAAATGACGGTGAATCCGAATACAAATAAAAGAGCACTTAAGCTTACGTGGCAAGCGGATGGGAAAACATATAACAGCTATATCGAAACTGATAAGTCCGACATATGATCATTTATTGACAACAGTATGTAATCATAATATCGATCCCAGATTCGCCGTTAGCAGTAATCGCGGAACCAGATAAGTTTTGCAAGACTACGCTATTATCAACATTAATTTCGATCTTTAGCCGAGAGTCACTATATATTGTCAATCCAGTAACTTGTCCACGTGGCAGATAATTATTATTGGGTAGCCATGCGACAATCTGTCGATTCCAGGCATCGAAACTATATCCGTTTGTTGGTTTTACATATCCTCTTATACAAATGATTTTCCCGAATTTATCAGCGTAGAGAGCAGATCCAGCCATACCAGCACCGTCGACACACTTGACCGATGAGGCCGCTAAATCACTAATTGCCGAATCAACCTTTTCGTTTACACTATATACGGTCGCTGCACTGGCAGCCTTTGTGGAATCATTTAATATCTGATTCAGAATCATGGTTTTTGTAACAATTGAATCCTTAAAAGACTTAAAATCCTCAAAGAACTTTTTAATTTTTCCCATAAAGACCTTTGGTGTCTCACCGGCTGCTGGCACTGGATAACTGGCTGTAGAAGCCGTAAAAGCAGATACCTTTGTATTGGCTATATCTCCACCACTGGATTTCACCCTTGCATTGACTTCTGTGTCAATCGTATCGGCATTGTCGTTAAAATCCTGCACATTAACCGGATCGGACCCTTCCGGTTTCTTTAAATTCAAATATGTTGTTCTTAACATTTATTACTCCTTTCCTATCTCTTCCCACGTTTTCCATGCAACGGTGTCCCACGTATTTCCTGAAAAACCTTTCCATGTACCATCGTGATATTCAATCTCACGCATTGTCCTGAGACCATCCCACGTTTTATCTGACACATTTTCCCACGTCAGTGAGCGAAGGCTATTCCATGTCGTATAGGTATACTCAAACGTATATTTTAAGTGTGCCGGTTTGATTTCCTCCAGCATGGCTATAAACGCTTGCATATTCCGTGGTATTCCCTTAATTCCGATAAATCGGACAATAAAGTGACTGTTCGGATTATCCTCAATCACTTCTACCTCGCCGCCGCTGAAGGCCGCTGCCGTTTCCTCAATCATCTGTTTAGTTGTCGTTCCCTGACCTCGGATTTTAGCAGCTACAATTTCTCTCCGCTGTTCGTATGATAATGACAGGTTGGTTTCAATACCATACATTTTTTCCCATCTTCCAATAGCCCATGTCACGCTGGAAAGAAATAACTGGTCAAACGAATCGCGTATATTATGGTATGCCAGCCCGATCTCGTAACCTTCCGCAAGGCATGAAGCCTTTGGCTCTCTTTTTTCTATTAGATAATCTGGAACATATCGGGAAACATCATGGTAATATTCTTCCTCGTATTGATCCGCTGCACCTTCCTGGGCGTATTTTGTTAATCCATATCGTGATTTTCCATACACCAGTTACACCCCCTTCAGCTGATCCCATGTATAAGCCCCATGAACCTGATTCCATGTAAAGGGTCCCTGTGGTGTGCCACCAGTCACATGCCCCTGTGCGTTTACTGTCACGTTTTGATAAGTACCGGCAACAACACCACTGTTAGGATGTGAATATTTCGTATCTGGCGGCGTCTGCCAGCTTCCGTCCGCCCTTAAATACTTTGCCTGTGCTCCTGCGGCGGGAGCCGGAACTAAACCTGCCCCACCCGCGGCGCTCGCTGTCGCTGCTTTGAAAGCGGAATAGGTTGTATTATTATCTGCCGCCCATACTGCGGTACCATCGGCAGACCATTTCAGGAATTGCCCGGAAGCCCCGCCGGCAGGAATATGTTTATTACCGGCTGTTGCTGGATGTGCATAAACCGTATCCGTGAATTTTGCACCAGCTGGAACAGGAGTTAATACAGTGATATTCTGCCACGTCTGCCATACACTGCTGTAATAATTCCGCTGAAAGGTTTTTGGATTGCTGGTCCCATATTCAACAATCCATTGATACGTTCCCGCATGTTTCCCCACTTCCATGAAAAAAGCATTTGTTGTCGGACAGTTTTTCAACGCGGCAGCTGTCACATTAGCCGGGCAATAATAAAACCCCTGAGCCGTAAGAGAATTCAGGTCCGTATTCGCAGCTATATTATTGACATTAAAATAGTTCGTATAATTCGCAGTCCCCCCGTTCGCCGGTAGTGATGCCGGAAAATCAGTTATCTGTGATTTTGTATGGGTATGGACTGGCAATGCTGTCAAAGCACTATTCCATTTATCAAGCATGGCTTGCGTGATCTTATCTAATATTGTTTTATTACTATGGGTATGGCTCTGGCTCGTATCCACATCAGCCTGGGTAATGTAACCTGAATCATTCGTAAACTGAGACAGTTTTGTTGGCATATCAGTAATCTGACTTTTCGGATGACTATGCGTAGATGGTGCAAAGGTACTCGGTTTACCTGTTATCTCAGTCCACCCGTAGGAAGGTTTCGCCGCGGCTTTCGCCCATGCCGCTACATCAGATGCAGGCATAGAAGACGGGAAGTCTGTTATCTGGCTTTTTACATGGTTATGGGCTGACGGTGCAAAAGTACTGGGCTTACTCGTGATCTCTGACCAACTGTATGCCGGCTTATTAGCTGCCTTAGCCCATGCCAGAACGTCGGAAGCGGGCATGGCTGTCGGCTTATTTTTGATATAAGCATCTGAGTTCTCGTCTACGACATTCCAATCCGCTTGTACATTAACCTCTGCTCCAGCAGCGATTCCAGACAATTTATCAAGCATAGCCTGGGTGAGCTTATCGATAATGCTCTTATTTGCATGAGTGTGTTTTTTATCATTTGCATCGTTCCAGTTTGCTCTCTCTGCCGCTGTGATGTGCTTCACGGCGTCGCTGATGTGCGTATACGCTGCCGTCCAATTATCAAGCAGAGTCTGAGTAATCTTGTCTATTACCGTCTTATTCCCGTGCTCGTGCCGCTTATTATAGGCATCTGTCCAATTTGTCAGCAATGTCTCTGCCAGCTTATCCAGCGTTGATTTGTTGCTGTGTGTGTGCTTTTTGACATTCGCATCATCGTAGGCTGTCTTATCTTCCTTACTCAGTAATCCGTCCACGCTCTGGGTAGCTTTTGGAATTGCGTTAGCCGAGATTGCAATCCACGCCGTGCCGCTCCAGCGATAGGTATAATCCGTATCTTTGACATTTACTGTCCAGCCATCATCCGGATGAGGGTAAGCAGTCGAAAGGTCCGCGAAGGTATTAACCGCCTCTTTCCAGTCGATGGCTGTTTCAAGTGCGGAAAACTTATTGTCTACCTCATTCTTTGTATACTTATCATCCCAGTTCGGCTTATTGGTGGAGATTGTACTGCGTATATCATTCTCAGCGGCAGTAGCCCGGCTAACTTCCGCAGTTATATTTCCCTGTAGATCCACTTCCTTCGCTTTCGCCCGGGTAACCTCTGCTGATACAGAGTCACTATTGATTTTCTCAGCGGCCTTTGCTCTCGTAACCTCAGCAGCAAGGTTATCAGTCAGAGTCTTTTCTGCCCCTTTTGATCGGGTTACTTCTGCTGTTAGGTTATCGGCATTCGTCTTTTCCGCGGCTTTCGCACGGGTAACTTCCTCGGATAGATGGTCCGTTAAGGTCTTCTCTGCCGCCTGCGCTCTCGTCATCTCAGTCTGAATACTGCCTAGCAGTTCAGCTTCTTTAGCCGTTGCCCGGTTCGACTCTGTTGTAATGTTGTCAGCATTCGCCTTTTCCGCGGCCTTTGCTCTCGTCACTTCTGTATTATGATTGTTCGTAAGCGTTTTTTCCGCTCCGGTTGCGCGAGTTATTTCGGCTGCAAGTTTATCTGTCAGAGTCTTTTCTGCCGCCTTTGATCTTATCACTTCGGCCGATAAATCAGTGGTGAGTTTCTGCTCTGCTTCAGTAGCCCTTGCAGCTTCGGCAGAAAGGTTTTCGGTCAACGTCGCCTCTGCTCCGGTTGCGCGTGTCACCTCAGAAGAAAGATCATCTGTCAGCTTCTTCTCAGCCTTTGTAGCCCTGGCTGATTCCAATGCCAGATTATCAGTAAGAATTTTCTCGGCTCCCTCTGCGCGGCGCTTTTCTTCATTTACCTTTTCATCAAGCTGCTGTTCTGCCTCAATTGCCCTGTCAGTTTCGTTCTGTATGGTTCCCGCGAGTTCTTTTTCTGCATCTTCAGCTCTGCTCTCTTCTTCGTTTAAAGCTTTCTGTGTCATATTGATAGCAGCCTGTACATTATTGATGTCCTCGGCCTCCACAGTATCACCATCACATTCATAGCTGATATATACCCGCGGTACGTCAGCATATATCCTGATCTCCCGCTTCCATGGGGTAAGGCTGGGCGTAGATAATGCATATGTTTCTATCCGGTCCCCGGTAAGTTTAGGTCCTGTATGTACTGTCAGCGTCATTGGATTGATGTTATCATGCTCTAAGGTTCCACTGTATACACCATCTTTCAAGTCAACACTTTCTTCTATTACATATATGTTTCCATCAACCTTATTTAATTTTTCCAAAAAGCTTGTCAGCTCCATTACATCACCTCCAGCGCTACGGTTCCAATGATTGGCGTTTCAAGTTCTGTCAGCCTTACATTCTGTGCGGCATCATTCAGGAGCAGATCAGCATAATCTTCTACGCCCTCTGTGTTGATTAATAGATTCCCGATCCGTGCCACACTGATATAATCAGCCTTAAGAGCGTAATTTTTCAGGAAATCTCCTACTGACAGTGCAAACAGGTTTTGTACAGTACCTAAGTTCATACCATTTTGCAGCCTGACCTTTGCGCGTATATTAATCTGCTTTTCCACGGCAGAGACTACGGATATGGTGGCGCCGATGGGACGCAGTTCATTGATATGGTCTCTTACCCGTTCCAATAATTCAGTTCCAGCTCCGCTCTGGTCCGCATCAGTAACCGCAATCTTTACGGTTCCGGGACCGTCTGCCAGGGGGAAGACCTTTGCGGTACCTACTCCGGCGCATTCCATGGACCAGTTATAGTAGTCATACACATTACCGCTGGTAGAAGGCTTCTGAACAGCCGTATAAAAGCGGTCCCGTAAATGCTCTGTATCTTCTTCATCTGTTCCGTCTTTCAACACCTCTGTGAGTTCCGCCCGCGTCAGTCCGGCAATATAATCAACTGGTATCATGGCACCCAGGCATCTGCCTCCGACGGTTCCCGGTGTCTCACATTCCATTTTATATACCCTGTCACTGATTTTTTCTATGGCTCTATAATTTAGAGTGCCAAGTGAAAAACGTGACCCGATGGCAATGTCAATATTAAATTCACCTTTCAATACTGCCTTTGTGGCAGGATATGGAGTGATCCCCAGCTCCTGACAGCGCTTAATAAGATTTTCACGGTTCTGCGTATCTGCAAAAAACTGATCCATATAATATTCCAGTTCTGCGTACATAGCCTCTAACTCTATAGCAGCTGTAGCCAGGGCGGCATAAACCGGAGAACTCGGCCTGGTATCTATTCCGGCGTTATAGTCCTGTACTTTATTGATCATCCTTCCAAGGATCGTCTCATATGTCATGTTTTCATACACTATGTTTGCACCTCCTTCTCCGCGCTGACGTCACCATATTTTGTGTGCACCGTGAATTCAACAATCAATTTTTTACCGGAAACTTCAAAAGTAAAAGCATCAACGCTCTGGATTCTGTTATCCTGCATCAATGCTTCTCTGATTCTTTTCTTTACTTTTGATTTTACTACTCCAATCGGTTTACCGAATAAGTCCTTCAGTTCAACACCATAATTCCAGTTATAGATAACCCAGTCATACCGCTCTGTATTAAGGATGCAGTATATGGCCTGCCTTACTGCTTCGATACCGTCCACATAGCCAGATACCGTATCGTCATTGATCCGAAATGTCTTTGAAGGTATTTCTTTAATTTCAAAATCCTGTTTCAAAATGCTGCCTGTCTCCGGTAACATATTATCCTCCCTTCTGCCAGCGGTCTATAACAAGATAATGCTGGGCGCCGCGTTCCTGAATCAGCAGCACTTTATCTCCAGCCTTCAGCGCGTTTTTAATTGTCGCTCCGACTGTTCCGATTCCCGGAATCACCATTTCCTGTGTGTGGTCCGTCAATGCTTCAGGAACGAGTATCTGTTCTGCATTCAGGATATTTCTCTGATCGATCTGTATTTCTAGCGGTGCGGTTTTTGTTACAAATCCCGGGAGAATATCGCACGGATTCTCTGCCTCTATGGCCTGAAGAACAATCCTGCGCAGATTCATGATCCATTCATTATCAGCCATTGATACCAGCCCCTCTCAGTTTCAAATCCATCGTATGAATTCCTTCATCAATCTTATGGGTAACAGAATCTATCAGCAGATAGTTTTTAAGCTGCATATCCTTTATGTCCAGGAAAACCGGGATCAGACACCCGGCCCGGACACGGATATCACCGAAAGCGTTTTTAATGTTCAGGCTTTTCGAAGGCTGATTGTGTATTTTCAAGTAAGTTTCCGCTATCTTCTGCCCGTCCGCGCCTTTATCGATAGACTCATTTAACTGGAGCACGCCCCATTTATTGATGTTCTCTGTATTCTTTGCCATGTATGTTTCACGCTTCTTTGTGTCACTGTTATCATAATATACTTTGATCTGGTTATATGTGTCGCTGTCTATGCTTATTTTATAGTCATAATCCTGAGCGGTTTCATTATCAATCATGATTTCCAGTTTCATATCTTCGACATTCTGTAACGTCAGTTTTCCCACATCATCATACAGGACATATATTTTCCCGGTATAGATCATCGTTAAATCCAAAGCATTTAGGATAATGTCGAAAAGGGTGCTGTCCTTTTCATTCCTGGTAAGCGGCTGCCCAGTATTGGCAAGTATGCCGGTCTGAAGGTTAAAATCTCCCGCAATCATTTGAATGACCTGCCCTGCGGTGAGATTGGAATAATTGTAGCTGTCTTTATTTTTTAAGTAGCGGAGCTGGTCATATGCAGTAACCTTCACAATCTCATCACTGCTCCAGCTTCTCTCAAAAACAAACCCGAAGAAAACAGGTTTCCCGGCTACGTCCAGCCTGACCGCATTCCCTTCCTCAATTACAAGCTTTGAATCTGGAATGATCGAAAAGGAGCATTTCCCAGGCTGACCGCTCCGGTGTGTCTCCCAGGTAATGCTCCCATTAACGACAGGCTCATATACGACCTGGTTGTTTTGGATATATAAATGCACTTCCATCTGCGCTGCCTCCTATGCCGGCATTGTGAGAACCCACCCGGGCTGGATCAGGTTCGGATTGCTGATTTTGTCGCGGTTAAGATCGTAGATTTCCCGCCAGCGGCTCCCATTACCCAGTTGGCGTTTTGCTATCAGGGTCAGGCAGTCGCCTTTCTGTACCGTATAGGTCTTTGCAGGAGGCACCTCCGCCGTCCGCTCCGGCTCCGGTTCCTCGGCTGCCGGTACAGGCTGGTCTTCCACAATCACAAAATTCATGATCTTTGTCCCGTAACTTTTATACTCCTTCATGGTCAGTGATACAGCCAAGTCAAATCCCTCTTTCACATCGTCCGATACTTTATAATCCTCGAGGGTTACATCAATATTGGTGTCAAAAAAATCATTTCTGCCGGGGCCGTCCCGGATTACAATAAATTCAAACGGGTCCCCGCTCTCCTTCAGATCGCGAAGATGGTCAAGAAAGTCCTCTGCGTCGTCAATACTTCCATCCCATACAGCACTCGGATAATTCATCTGCGGTATGACTACATCAATTGTGATTTCAGCAAGACCCGGTGGCCGGATCAGATTAATTTCCTCCCCATTAATCAGGGTAATACTCTTATTCTGACCCGGGTATTTGATCGGTATCTTTTGTGGTGGAAGCGGCAGTAACATATCATCAATATATACTTCGTATGCCATTACACATGCACTCCTTCCGCGAATGCCGCCAGTGCTTCAGCAGTATCTTCGCCAAGTCTGCGGTTTACGTCGTCAAAATCGGTTTCTGTTTTCAGGGTATTGTGATTTGTTACGTCTACTTTTAATTCTGCCAATGTAAACCGGTTTATAATCTCCTGTTCTGCGGCGTCACGCATATATTTTAAATCTTCGTCCATCACGTCCATGGAGTCGGCTATTTTAGCGGTGTTTCCTGCTGTACTGCCTGTGTTTATGGCTGTTTGTGCCGCGGATTCCTGTGCTTCTGCATTATAACCCGCACCACCCGCATCACCGCCGCCGAATAAACCTTTCAATTTTGATTCCCCGGCAGCGCCTTTGTCATACCATTTGCTCGCATTATCCGAATAGTCTATATAAGACATCGAACCAACAATCTCTTTCCAGCCCGAAGCGTCCTTTGCCTTCTGGGATGCAGATTTAAGCTGGTTCTGAAAATTATCAAGGCCCGCTGTGATATTTACTTGTACGCCAGGAATTTTGTTTATAACGTCCTCAATCGCATGAGCCATATTAACAATATAGCCAATTACAGTAGAAGCCAAATCGTAAAATAAAATTTTTACTGACGCAACCGGATCATTCCAGACGTTGTAAAAAAAGTTTATGAAAGCAGCTATCCCATTCCATGTAGGAACGACAAACGTATTAATGATATGGGCCGCAAGCGTTCCAAAAACCGCTGCTATGACACCAGTCGCAGAAACAGAAGTCCCTTTTATCTTATTTACCGCTCCGACCGCCGCGTAAACTGCCGCAATAAAAAGCAGGATTGCTCCGATAATCCAGATAACCGGGCAGGCCATCAGTGCGGCATTTAGGCCAACCTGTGCTCCACCTGCTGTTGTTGTCGCAGCCGCCTCTGCAATAGTCAAACCTGCTTTTAAAGCTGACCTTGCCGCACTAACAGCCATAAGTCCATTGCTGATCGCTTGTACCACATTATAAGCAATAATTGCACCATTAAAAACAACAATAGCCGCCGTCACCCCACCAATGATTGGCCCAATCCACGACCAGTTATCCGCAATCATGGTTCCGAAATTCATAAGATTGTCAAACGCAACTGTCGCTATCTGCACAAATCCGTTGAATACATTTGCAAAAGTTGTAATACCGGCAGATAGCTGCGGCATCTGCACAACCACATGTTGAAGTAAAGTATTTATTTGCGGCAGCACAGTTTGTCCCGCTTTTCCGAATGCATCACTAAAACCTTTCTGCATAAGCTGCATTCGCGTCGTAGTATCTAGTGCTGTTTCATTGTATGCAGCCAGAGCATCACCACTTTGTTGATAAGCAAGTTCGAGAACTGCCTGCGCCTTTGCCGCATTACTCACTGCGTCTGTGCTTTTCGCAAGCCCCATAGCCACAGCCTGTTGTTTGATAATAGTCTCATTAACTTGAATCCCCAATCCTTTAAGCGAATCATACTCACCTGACAAAGCAGACTGAAACGCGCCCGAAACATCTTCAGCAGATTTGGTCGCACTATTGAAATTAGTCAGCGCCCCAATGATGTGCATATACTCCCCTGTCATTTGCGTAGCTTCCGTCCTTTGCATTCCCATGGGTACAAGTAAATCCTGCAAACCAGAAGCCATTGATCTCGCTTCTGCCACTGTCGCCGGCGTCAATGATTGAAAGTCCGACACAAACTGATTCGCTGAATCAGTCATTCCTGCAAATACTGTTTGATACTTCGCTTCCGTCGCCTCTAACTGGGTCGACGACTCATAAGTCATTTGCGCTGCCTGCTTTACCATCATGCCGATTCCCAGCATTCCAGCGATTCTTGCAATTTTTCCGGCCAAGCCGTCATAAGCACCGCCGCCTGCCCGTACTCTATCGTTAAATTCCTCCTGTTCTGCTGTGTTGTTTCGTATGCCATTCTCTGCTGCTTCAATAGTGGCGTTAAGCTGCCTATATGCCGTATTCACTCTGCTGATATCCATCTCCCTCATGGCAGCGCTTAACTCCTCCTGAATAGACGCCGCCTGCCCCAGTTGGCTGTTTAAAGTGACAAGCTCCTGATTCGTCTGCTCTGTCCTTAGATTAACGGGTATATTGTTGATCTCCTGGACGCGCATAGAAAGGGCCTGCATACGGTTTTCTACTGCCGCTACATCATTAAGCATTCCAGGTGGTGTTACGGTCATGTTACGTGCCTGTGCAGAAATTGCCTGTTGAGTCTGGTACAATTGTTGAGCCGCTGTGTTTGCTGTTTGATATTCCTGCTGAAACTGTTCTGCTCCTGATACAGAAGGTGTCTGATTTGTCACAACAGTGCTCCATGCCGACTCTGGAACTGAAACCGGCCTATTTTGTGCAGCTGCTAATTCCTGTTGGTATTCTTCAACCGCTGCTGAAGCTGCATGTACTGCTTGTGTCGCTGCATTCCATTGAGCACTGTTAACAGCCGTTTCAGACGCAGTCTGTGCTGCTGAAAAACTACTTACCATCATATTCATGGCCGCTGTTATAGACTGTAGTGCAGGCGTCATACGATCATTTATTTGCAATGTTGAACTTACCGACATACATTCACCCCCTTTACGTAAATTAAAAGCACCTGGATTTCTCCGGGTGCTCTATCACTAAATTTCATAGCTTGTAGATTTTTGATTTTTGTTTATTTCATCTTTTAACTTTCCCATTTTACTAGCCTCAAAAGAAACTGCCCAAAAATCCAAATGTTTAGCGTTTCCTTCTTTGTCTATATAGTGAATCACATAATATGCTTTTGGAATATCACCCTTCTTCGTTTGCGGCCCATTATTTCCTTTAAATTTTTGCATGTATTGTTGTTCACTGTATAATTCGACAGAGTTTATACGTTCTCTATTTAGCTTCACTTCTATATGTGGATTTATTTTTGTAATTTGTAGCACATCATCAGTTAATACCAATTGACTTGGATTATTACAGGTAAATCCCGGCAATTCTCCTTCATAATAAATAACCCTTATGCCTTCAGGTGTTTTCTCTTTCTTTCCAAACAATCCCATGGTACACGCTCCTTTCTCTTATGAGCATATCATACCATATTATTATTCCAGAATCTACCGTCTTTTCCCTTTGCTCTTTTGCTTTGACTTCTTCTCAGCCTCTTTATCATTTTTAATTTTGATTTCCACCGCAGCGGCCACATAAGCTTGTTCCATCTCGTCAAGTTCCAGATACTCATGCGGCCACTTGTGAAGTTTGTGGAGACAGTAGTATGCGATATTCGCCTCCAGACTGTCTCCCTCGATTAGTTTTTTGCTTCTTCTACCTTGTCCTGAAATGTTTCTTTAAAACCATGATACTCCTGTATACGGTTCATGAAATCATTGTACTCGCCCGGATCGTCGATCATCTCGGTGATCAGCTGCTCCGCTCCCATGACTCCGTAAGAATCCTGCAATTCCTTATCATTTAAATTGGGAAATACGATGCAGGACGCCGCCATTTTTGCAAGATATTTGTTACCATCAAATTTGGGGCGGAACATTCCCGGCTTGCCTGTCACAGGAACGTCAACAGTACATGCCTCACGGATAGCGTTATCCTCTTTTGTAGTAATTGGCTTAACCTCCCACAATAAAGGAGTTCCGTTCTCATCCGTTAAAGACATCGTTGCCGGAATCTTAATGTTCTCTTTCGTCTTTTTATTCTTCTTTAAAAATCTGCTTAAATCTCCCATAATTGCTTATCCTCTCTTTCTTTTACTGCATACCGGTAAGATTGCCAAATGTCTCTGGAATTTCAAAATCCTCGAAGGTAAAATCTGCATCCTCATCCAGATACTCCGCATCTGCGTCAAACTTCGCCAGGATTCCTCCATCGAGGTTACAGTCTTTTAAAATAACGGTCTGGCGTCCCACTCCGGCTGTTGGGTCCTCATTGGTAATCTGGATATCAAAATACACGTCCTCTCCCGTCTCCTTATACCGATACAGGAGTTTTCTGAAAACGCTTGTATTGTAATGGAAGGTAGCTGATCCGCTTCCTTTCCATCCCGTTGTTTTATTTCCCTTTCCCGTCTTACCGAGAATCGGGATTTCTGACTTTGTCTTTTCGATCTTTGCTTCCAGGTTGATCGCCTGCATAAAATTATACCGGTTTCCTTCAATCGTAACAAAGCACTCTGCCAGTGATGCGCTGATTGCGTCCTTTGCATTCATAATCGGATTACTTAACATTCCTCTTTGCTCCTTCCTACTGTACTATTACAGTCATATACAGCTGTGACATGCAATTGATAGGTTCCACCGGGAAGCTTACGGTAACGGCCCGTTTGCTCTGCCCCTTTTCCACTGTAATATCATCGGCTGTGACGGCCTCAATGGCCCTAATACCGGCCAGTTTATTCCCATATGTAACAATATCGTTCCACAGGCTTACACGGCCTGCATCATCGTTCGGAACCTTTCCGAGATACCTGTCGTTAAACATGGCCGCGATATCATTGCCAATCTGATCCAACACACGGATTGTCTGGTTGCTTGAAAAGTCCTCGCTCTTCTCATCCGTGTAATGAGTAAGGGTATTGATATCCATCAGGACACGGATTTCATTTCCCACCTTATGGAACATGAACTTTCCGGCTTTAATACCATCAGAAAGCTGTGTCTGTGTATACTCAGCCTTTATGGTATATTCCCCGTCGTATGTACGGTTCTCATTTGTCTTATTGACAGCACAGGCCGCCTCTGCTCCTGCTGTCCAGTATACAAGCCCATGAGCCAGTTCCTCGGTTTCGTTCTCAACCGAAATTACACCTTCATAGTCCGCAGCCTTCTGGAACATTACTGTCTGGAATTTTACACCGGCCTCATCTCGAAGCCGCTTTGTATAGGAGACATAAAGCGTTTTCGTGGGATCGTCGGTAACCGGACAGCACAGTACATGAAAGGTCTGGGACTCCATAGCCGCCAGAAACTCGGAATGCTCTGTGCCTGTTGGAGTCTCCCCGTCCGCTCCGCCTGCCAGCGCAATGCCGGCTGTAGCCGCAAGCGTACTGTCTTTTTTAAAAATAACATAATCGTTATCCTTCAGCCCTGCCGCCGTTGCCACCGTCTGCTCATCTACGAGTTTACTATCCAGGTATGTTTTCACATCGTATTTGCTTTCATCATCTACATTTTTAGCTACTACGATCTTAATTGCATTACCGCGAACACCTCCATATCTTGCCGTAGCATAGTTATTCGCTGCCTTTGTGCCCGCGGTGAGCCGATAGAAGACCCCCTTAACTGCATACCGGAAAACTTCTCTCAGCGGAAGCAATTCCGGGGCTTCATATGGATAACCGAAAATTGCCATACAATTTTTCTGGAAATCCTCTGCTGTCACCTCAAACGCGGTTTTCTCCGGCCCCCAGCTAAGAGTAAGCGGGACCGCTACAATTCCGCGGTCCGATACAGACGCCGCGGCTCGCGCAGCACTTACAAAATTAATATAACTCCCTGGGAGCACTTTGTTCTGGCTTGTAAAATTTCCACCACCAAACATTATTCCACCTTACCTTTCATATACTTTTCAATTACTTCGTCGACTTCTGCTATTGTATACTTTTTGTCAGAGTCAAGAAGTGCATCAATCTGATCCTGCTTATTCCTGTAACGGGCTGCACTAATCAGCTGTACCTTTGTGTATTTAACAGCTTCATGCTGCTTTTCTTCTTTATTTACCGACTGCCTTGCCATTTATACCACCTCTCTTAATTCACTCTGATTTCACTCATGGCATCTTCCTGTACGTTTTCTCGGATATCAAACCCGTTGTACTGCACAAAAAATGTCAGGACTTCATCGTCAATCCGACCACTCCGGTCTGTTCCGTTTATCTTCCGGCCGCTTTTCAGTTCAATCATGCGCATCTGCTCCATTAAGATATCCAGCACCCGGTTAAGTTCACGGGATGGCTTTGCAATGTCTCCCGGCAGGAATTGAATACACATGGCGTTTCTGCGGTAATACCGCGTCCCGATCATCGGCTTCTCAGAAGGCTCCAAAAACTGTACAAAAAAACAGGGTTCCGAAAGTCCCTGTTCTACCGCATCTGTATAGATTGTGTACCCGGCTTCTGGTGGGAACAGCACGGATAACTGCTTTGTAACTGCATCCATGATCTCGTTATACATCGAGACACCCCCTTAAATACTCATTGAGTTTCTTTTCCAGAAGAGCCGGTGCAATCTCCTGTATCTTCTGTTCCGAGATTGTAAGCATGAACTTTCCTTTTACCCAACCTTTATGGTTTGCCGTCCGGTGTCCATATTCGACGTACTGAGCATATAATACAGGATTGATAATTTCAATTTCGTACAGATCTCCATTGTGTCTTATCTCACCTATGATCCAGCCACGGCGAAGCGTACCACCGGTTTTACCCGACGGCTTAGGCGTGAACTTTACTTTCTTTGCCGTTGCTTTTGCAGTAAAACTCACGTGTTTTCCAGACTTTGTATCAAACTCAACACGACGCTGCGGCAGATGTGCAATAAATTCTACAGTCCTGGCATTGTAGACTCCTACAGGTGTTCTCTGCTTAACCATTCTTAGTAGTCTGGCTGCCAGTTCTTTCGCACACTGCTGACAAAATTCGTCTCTTCCTTTTTCGATCTGCTCAATCTGCTTTTGCAATTTTCTTACATCTTCAAAGTCGAAAATCCCCCACTTTGCCACTATGCATACCCCTTCCATAAGTCCAGAAGGATTTCCTGATGGGAAGAATACACAGCCGCCTTGCCGCTCTGCCCGTACATCTCTGTCCGGCCATGCTGTGTCACTTCAATTTTACTGCCTGGGTCAATGACAATTTCCGGTGCCAGAAACAGCTTGATCACCTGCGTAACTTTGGTGATAGTATCGGTTCCATCTGCGGCACCAGAACTCGAAAAAGAGAGATGGCATGATTGATTTTCCATCTTGCAGACCTCTTCCAGTGACGTTACGCCCGTTTCTGGGTCCCTTTTCGACTCCCTGATATAAATGTTACAGGAACTGTCATAGGTTGCCTCTATGGCGGCTCTGTGCATCTTCTGAGCCTGTCTGATCGCGTCCGCTATCATCTTACCACCTCAGTTTCCGATACCGGTTAAGCTGCCCCTGATAGTCCTTCAGCAGGCCGCCATTTAAGGCATCAGCCGCGCTGGTAAAACTTGTGGAAGTATCTCCTTCTGATATGGAGGCCACAGTCACCGGTATGCCGGGAGCACCTGGCTGAACATACCGGTAAAGATCAATCGCCATGCGGTAAGCCGTGTTGGTTAATCCTGCCGGCAGTTCCTCCAGATTGCAGTAATTCAAAATAGTTTCTGATACATCGTTAATAATAAATTCCAGTGAGAGGTCCTGGGAAGTATCGCCTTCCGGTATTCCCAGCAGCCCCTTTAACTTCCCCGCCTCCATAGGCTTAACCTCTGGAAATGATACGGGCAATCGGGATGGCTTTATGATCGATGACCTTTAATCCCTGACCGGTGCCGCCGTTATTAACCAGAGTCCAGTTTCCGCCATTAGCCAGTTCCTCATTTGTCGGTGATAAGGACGCCTGAGTTTTCTTTGTGTAGGAAATGCCGTACGGAGCATAGCAGGCACGGTCACGGGTATACAGTGTGGTTTCTCCGCCGTTTGTCTTCGGATCACGCTGCATCTCGTTCGGAACCTCTGCGCCGATCTTCTCGAAATCAATCGCACCGTCTCCCAAAACGTATGTGGTGTATTTTTCATAAGCTGGCGCCGCCGGCACATAGCCTTCTGTTCCAGACGTTCCGCTCTCTTCCACTGCGTCTACATGTTCTACCGGCATGGAATCATCAATGATTACCGCCCGGCCATTCCATGTACCGATTGCAAGGTCACGCTGAATTCCGTCAGCATCGGTATACTTCATGTAGGACAGAAGCCGCAGGTTCTCCAGGTTGGTCGCGACGGTGGAGTGCATGATCGCAATCGTGAACTTTGATTTGTTATCACCGGAAGCTTTCTGGATTGCTGTATTTAAGGTTGTCGGGCCTACGCAGCTTAATGCATTCCCGTCCTTGTCTTCTCCCGTCACAGCAGTAATATCATAAGTATGCCCGTTGACAAACTCCACATTCTTTGTGCCTGTCATTGCAAAGATACCCTTCAGTACTGCCAGAAGCACATCCTGATACACATCATCCCACCAGCCGGATACCTGCTGTGCCACATTATCCATAAAATCTACGCCACCGGTAATATCCGTGGAGAAATCGTCCTCTGTCCATGCTTTGGACCGTCCCCATACTACCACACTTCGCTCAAAGGTTGTGGTTCTCTCAGACGTGATATCCGTCTTTCCATCATAGTTGAGCGGTGCCCCTTCCAGCAGTCCCTTCATCGGTAATGTTGCGTAAGAAGTACCTGTCTGGGAGCTGAACGCCTGTCTGATCTGTTCGTTTCCCTTAATGGCCCTCGACTTAATCAGTTCATTTCTTTTTGTTTTGGGAATCCGGTCCACATACTTTCCAAATGCTTCCGGGTTAAATGTTTTCTCGTTAAATTTTGCCATGTCTTATCTCTTCCTTTCTTTTACTCGATTGCAGCGCCTGGGTTCGTTTCCAGGTATTTGCACATCTCACTGTAGGTCATTTCTGATGGTTTCTTATCTGCTGGCGGTGTCCCGGCACCCTCCGCAGGCTTCCCGCCTTTGATCTGGACCTGCGCCGGCTTCTCTTCCTTGAACAGAAAAGCTTTTTCCTTTTTCAGTGACTTTAACTGTTCTTCAAGCCCCGTTACCTTCCCGTCATCGGATAAGATCAGCTTCGACTTATCAAACAGCCCGGCGACTAAATCGCTGTCCTGGGCCGATTCACCAAGAGCCAGCCTGATCGCTGTGGAAAGCTTCAGTTCCTTCATATCGGCATCGTACTTCTCTTTGGCTGCCTGATTATCCGCCTGAAGTGTAATGATCTGCTGTTTCAGCGCTTCCATATCTCCTGTGGAGTTCTTAAGCGTTTCCAGCTGCTTATCACGCTCTGCCACCTGGGCCGCCATGGTGTCCCGCTCCTGCTTCATGGAATCATACTCTGCTTTCGCTGCATTCACGTCGTTGTCATTCTCTGCCATGATCTTATCAATGGCTTCTTTCTCCAGTCCCAAATCCTCTAAAAACTTCCGTTTCATCTTACCTCTCCTCTGCGATTTATTACGCGGTATCTCCGCATGATTGCAAGTTAAGCCGACTGTTTTACGCCTAATCTGCTGGCATTTTGAGTATAAAAATAACACGTCAGAGCTTCCCTGCGTGCTTACTCTTTATATTCGGCAATTCCGACAATATCTTTTTTTCTACATGCCGTTCGGCATCCCTCTTGTAGGTGCAGAACAATGTACTCTTCCGGTTTGATCACCCGCCCGTCCAGGATCGCCATAATCTCCTCAAACGAATCAACAACTGGGATGATAAAACCACCAGCCATGTAGATTTCCAATTTTCTAATGCTTCTCTCGTACACATTACGCATAATCCCTAACCGAAAAATCCGCCCCACCATAATAAAGTAGTGTATATGGCTACACTTACACATGTCATGCCAAAACTTTCTTTCCTGATTCTAACCTTTCCGTTATTTGCCAGGGACATTCCTAAGCAAATAGCAAAAAGGGCAATAATTATAATTTGTGGCGCTCTCATTGTGTACCTCCCTTTTATATCGCTTTTAGTTAATAAAGCTCTTTTTCCATTCCTCATACTTCATATTTGCGGGTACCTGATAGGTCTTACCAGTATCATCGTTTCTTGCTGCTCGTGTCTCACTTTCCGTGAACTCATCATCAAAGTATGGAATCGTTGTGGTTCTGCAATTTGGGTGAAAAGGCGGCGCTGTAGTTCCCACCTCATAGTCCTTCATATCAAATACCTTTCCGTCCATCTCCTGGCATATATCCGACGTATGACTGTCCAGCGTTGCCAGTATCTCGTATTTTTCGACGCTTAGGTCCTTAAAACATTCCTTCTGTGCCGCAGATGAGATCGCCGCTGACTCTGTCATAATAAGTCGCCCAGCCTGTGCTCTGCTGACCTCCATAGTCTTTGAAAGGCTGCTAATGGCCTGTTTCGGATCAGAACCACGTATAATATTCTGAGTAAGCTCTGTATGCAGATTATTGACCAGCTTATCCTTATTTGTCCATATGCGATCAGAGAAGTTTTTCCCGTCCTGCGCCCATGGCTTTTTTATAAGAGTATCAATAGTGCGGCTATCGATCTGCACTATATTGCTTCCTACACCAGTACCTTTTGCAACTTCAAAGGCTGTGTGATAATATTGTTCCCCATAAGATTTATGAAGGAACTCTGTTATTCCGCCTTCAAACTCTGTAGATAGTAGTTCTGCGTGCTGTTGAATTTGCAGCTTCATAGCTTCCAAATATGAAATATGGTGTCTTGCAGATGCGTTTTCCAGTTCCTTCATCCATCTCTGGTCTACTGCATTTTCTTCACCGGCTTTTATGTACTGTTCTACAGTCCAGCGGAATTCGTCCAGTTCATTCTTTTTTAACAACCGTTTCGCTTCCGCATAGCTGACACCGTTATTATCTGCCAATCTTTGGTACCATCGTTCAATGTCCATCTGAATGCTGTTAGATGCTTCTCTGTACTGCTTCTGAACATCCTTGTAATACTCTGCTCCCCGTTGGTACTGGCTGTCCTCTAAAGCTGCCATTCTCTTCTGCCAGTACGAACTACTCTTCTTCGCCATTCAAGCCATCACCGCCTTTCGGCTCTGTATTACGCTGCTCTTTTCCAAATGCCTGTTGGTATGGGTCCATCTGCTCCATTTTCTTTTGTTCTTCCTCCTCCAGTAGTTTCATAGCCTCTTCCACATCGTCCACCCATGGGTGTTTTTGCAGAATCAGCTTTGTCGGAAGGAATCCGACGGACTTCATACAATTATCAATCAGTTCCGTCTCGTTCACCAGTATGTTTCGGTTGAATGTGATATCCACCTCTACCGCCTCGAAGTCCCCGCCTCCAGAATTCATCAGATACTGATCCACAAACCAGAAAAGGTCTTCAAAGGCTGCCTGATATTCCGTTTCCATATCCTGCGCGTCTAACTCGATATCCTGATAGATCGTCTGTATATGCATCTGATTGGCATCACCGGTCAGCCGGTTATCTTTGGCATCATAGGATTTGCAGTTCTCGATCAACGCCTGTTTGAATATCTCCAGAATCGCTTTATAGTTTTCTGCGTTCACTTCTACCGTCAAGGTTTTCACGTCTCCGCCCGATCCGCTCCCATCATTCCGAACCTTAACCGCTCCATACTGTGATAGATTCTTACGGAACTCTCCCAGATTCTGACCATCGTAATTGACAAGAATCAGGATCGTGTTTCTGGCGTCCTCACACATGTTATTCTCAAAGCTGCTCACCATCAGATTAATTCCGTCCTGAAGGCTCTTGCAGCACCGGATCAGCGGTATTTCATGGGCGTTGCGCTTAAATGGAATCAGCGGTACTCGCTCCCAGTTATAAGGTACTTCCACATGCTTTCCGTCCGGGTCGTGCTGTTCCACCAGGTAATGGGCGCCGGACGGGTGCATCACATCGGGAATCAGATGCGCTCCATCTAATTGATATCGTTCAACGCCATCTTTAGAGTACAGTTCGAAAAACTCATATGTCTTTTCAGTCTCTCCCTCATAGCCATCAATTTGATACAGCCGCCCAAAGCAATCCAGCTCCGTGTGCTCCTCATCAGCCCAAAACGGGATAATCTCGTAATTATTAAACCGTTTGAAACACAGCCTCCCCTCTGTATTGTAATATGGATACAGATAACCAATGCCGCCATTGATAGAGTCACCGGCCACACGTTTTAGGGAACGCATGAAACGCTTATCCAGAATATCCTTTAAGGCTTCTGTATAAGCGTCGTTTTCAGTCGTAATTGTAAAAGGCTTTGACAGCAGATAGTTTTTCTTCTGATCAACCGCCTTTTGGTACTGGTTATCTACGATCCGGTTATCTGGAAGATTACTGACCGGCTCCAGCTCTCCCTTCTCGTTAATGGCTTTTCGTGGCGTATGAAGTATATCATGATCCCCCTGGTAATATCGTTCCGCAAGCATCATTGTCTTACGCACAGGAGACTGTTTCCACTTCTGTATTTCCTTCTCCAGAAAACGTATATCTCCCATCATAGTTCTGGCTCCTGCGTTCACAATTGCGTTGATTCGCCGTGTCTCACTGCCATATTCAATTAACAATCTTCTCACCTTCTTTCTTACTCGAAACTAAATGCACTACCGGCGCCGATCTTCTCAGCAATACCCGTAGTGGCATCTGGGGCATCATCATGCTTATTTTTACCCTCTCTCTGATATTTCACCATAGCGTCGTAATACTCCGGCCAGCGATTTCTCCAGTCTTCCGGGTAGTAAATATGCTGCATCACCCAAGAGGAATTGGAATAGATGCGTGCCTGTTTGTTTTTGTTCTGGCTGAACCACCTGACAATCGTGTGATTGCTGTGCAGTTCCTGCTGTAGAATCCGTTCCACGTTCCGGGCAAAGCCGCGACCACCATTGTTCGACTCGATATCCGCCACATTCACCATGTCTTTCTTTAGGATCCCGGCCGTCGCTGGCTCTGTCACTTCCATCGGCTCTTTGGTGTACAGCACCTCAAGAATATAAGCCTCGCTGGCAAATGTTACTCCATAATCAATGCTGCACAGATAGTCGTCTCCGGTATCAGCGGTATCTGTATAGTTCCGGATCTCTTTAAACTGCGGCAGTTCTCCACTGTATGTTTTAAAGCTGGTGTACAGCCTGCCCTTCAAGTCGATCGGCTCCTGCTGATAGTTGGCAGAGGCAATATCCGCGCCCATCTCTGAGATCACACTCTTATACTCTTCTAAGGTCATGATTTCATCACATAACATAGAACCATCGTCTTGTACCGCCTTATATGTTATCAGATGGCATTTATCTGCTTTCTTCTCCAGCGTTCTACCAACCAAATCGTCGGAAGCCCATCTTGTCATGATTAGAATCTGCTTTCTGGGGCGCTCCATACGCTGTACCAATGTGTTGTTATACCATTCCCAGTGCTTATCCTTCACCGGTTCATTGGCGGCCTCTTCATTGTTTTTGATGATATCATCCACAATAACAAAATTCGCGCCTATACCGGTTGATGTACCACCTGGAGATGTCGCCAGATAATTCTTCTCTTCTGATCCGTCCAGACTCCAAAAACCTTTTGCTGCGTCTCCCTGCTTAATAACAGTATCAGGGAAAATATCGTGAAAGTATTCTTGCTTTACGCCTTCATTTTCAGTCAGGATACCATCCCTTGTCTGCTGTGCAAATAAACCAGAAAGGATCTGATTGTACGATCCGGTTATGATCTTAGTACGAGGACTCTGGCCGAATACCCACAAAACGAATAGCCTTGCCGTAAATGTTTTTCCATGTCTCGGTGGCATATTGATGATTAGTATCTGCTTCTGAATCCTATCTTCATAAAAACCCTGTAGTGTCTGACATAGGTCTTTCAAGTATGGCCGACTCTCTTTGTAGAATTCTGGATATAGAAGACAACAAAAAGACCAGAAATCTCTTCTGGCCTTCTTAACAGCAAGTGCACGTTGAATCAGCAAATACTCAATCAGCGTATTCTTATCAGGAACTATTGATTTTTTCATATTTCTTCGCAAGCTCCATCAGCTCCTCCTCGCTCATCTCATCATATACCTTGCGGACGTTTACGGCGCCGCTGTGCTCTATATCCTGCTTATCCCTCCACCGATCCGGGCGCCGGTTTTTCAGCCAGAATATCTGTGCTGTGGTGTCTGGAACAACTTCCTTCACTGTTTTGGTTACTCTCTTCACCGGAACTCCCTCCACAATGTATTCTTCTGTTTTGGTCTCTGTATACTCATATCCCAGGGCCCGTTTCAGTAACGCGTTCTCGACCTCTATATCAACCACTTCTTTTCCCTTTTTTAAGGACTCGGATATCTCGGGATATTTCTTTTTCCAATCATATAGCGTAGCCGGGTTAATGCCTATGTTCTCTGCTATCTGCTCGTCTATCAGGCCATCTCTCGCCCATGCCTCCAGTTTCAGCAAGCCGTCAGGCGATAACCAGTATTCGTATTTTCCTTTTGCCATCAGGCTCACTTCCTTTCTGTAAATATAGAAAAAGAGTCACCATCAGGCAACTCTATATATAAATATACTATTTGTTTAAATCAGCAAATGAAGTTATTTTACAAATATTTGATAAAGAATATTTCTTCTGTTTCTGCAAAAATTTATACTCTTGATTTACCCACACTATAAGTTTTTTTATACTTTCCACATCCATATTTATATCTCTGATATCACTTCCAGCTTGTTTTGGTATCAGTTGTCCAAGAGTTATAACATTGTACTCATTAGGTATTCCTGAGTGAAAGATTTTCAGTAATTGATTTGGCATGGATATAGTACCACTCTCTGATGTTAAATAAAATACTGCGTAAAAGATATCAGGTGGCAATTCAGAAGCTCTATACTCAATTATTCTATTTCCAAATTCAATTATTCTATCACATTCTGTTTTAAAATAACTCTCCCAGCTCTTATCAGGTATACTCTCTGCTATACAATGGCATTCTTTTGATAATTCAATGTCATCATATATTTTCAGCAATGCCTGTGAATTTAAGATATTGCCATTCATCTCATATTTTAATATACCATTTTCACCGACATATTTATAGAAGTTCTCCCACATGTTTACAATCCAAATAGTAAACAGTTGTACTTCTCTTTGTAATGCAGCTCTTCGTGGTATTAGACTATCTTCTTTCTTTTTCTCTGGTATATATACCTGAACAATATAAAACAAATACGATGCTATGTATGCCATTGATAAATTGTCAATAAACTGAAACCATTCCTCTGCACCATTAAACCACTCTGGCAATTCGGCTGTAACCACTTTTGAAATACTTACAAATATTGATATAATACATATTGCGGTCAATAATTTTGTTTTTTGTAAAAATATCTTCATGTACCATTCTCTCCCCTTGCGTATTTTCTTAATCATACTCCAAAATACAGCAAAAGAAAACACCCATCTTGCGACAGGTGCTTTAAAAAGGAGAAATTTAAAATGAAGGAAAGCGGAACACCACGGATTCGAACCGGAACCCAGGGCGCGACCCTGTCCATCTGCCATTGATGGTATGCTCCACATATACCGGATTGTCTCCGGTATTGCCCTTATTGATTTTGAAAGGTCTATTAAGGGAGAACTTTTAGACCTTGCCGTAAAAGCGTGTCAGGGTTGTGTTTTCTTGATACACTTTTCTCATTTTAAATTATAACACATGTGCCCCGGACGCGAACGGACACTTTTATTTTTTATCCAATTCTCGATTAATTTTCTTCCTGCAAGCCTCCCCAGTAAATCCCTCACCCATAGCTTCGGCCACTTCATTCCATGTTTTTTCCTCGATAAAGAAAAATCTCATCATACGCCGTGTCTCACTGTCTGGAATTTCGTTTATGTACTCCTCGACATCAAGGATCATATTTTCGATCCGGGCAAGACGTAATTCCTGCTTTGCTTTCCTTTCCCGTAGCCTGGCTCTCTTGCGATTAATCTGCGTATTATCTTCATTTCCGTGTATCGTACAGATTCCGAGGGGCTTCTTCCCCCTTCTCCCCTTTGTTACCACGTCAGTAACTTCTTTGCAGATGGGGGCCATGGCCTGTATCTCTGTATCCATCTCCTGTATTCTTTTTTCTTCGTCCACATATTCCCGCTTCAGGCTTGCACACTGTTTCAATATGCTCTTATCCATTATTACCTCCTATGCCGCGAATAACTCATGTACCTGTTTCATGGATTCGTCGTCGTCAATGATATAACACTCAGACGTCGTATTAATATTGCTATGGCCGAGAATCCGCTGGATATCCTTAATTGACGCGCCATGCCTGGACATATATGTCGCAAGGTATGCCCGGAACATATGCGGGTGCAGATTAAGCCCAGTCAGCCGCTTGTCAGACTCCACAATCGCGTTAAGCATATGCCGAATACTATCATCACTCAGCCGCGTATATATCCCGCCCTTACGTCGGAAATTAAGGAACAACGCCGGATCGCAATCCGTGATCTGCCTGCGCTCCGTCAGATACTCCTCCAGGTGTACCAGTGCCCGCGGTGTAAAGAACGCCGGCCGCTCCTTGCGTCCCTTGCCGTATATGATGCATTTCCCGGCCCTGATATCAATATCATTAAGGTCAAGCCCTACAAGCTCACTTACACGCATTCCAGTCGCGATAAGGACCTCCACGACTGCCCTATCTCGTACCGTCTGGCAATCACACCGGATTATCTCCGCCTGCTCGTCTGTTAGTACTGTGCGCATCTTCTTTTCGGTTTTGACTTTGTTGATCTTGTCCATCGGGTTTTTCTTCGGCTTCCGCGCCAGGCTGCCGCCGTCCTCGATCAAATCCTCTGACATGATCCACCGGTAAAATGATTGCAAGGCGTGATACTTATTATTGATTGTCGTATCACTGTTATGTTTAACGATCTGCCTCCAGGACAGGTACGCCCTTACGTCGTTGGTTGTGATATCCGCATAATGCTTTCTGCACCACTCAAAAAAGTTTCTGAGTTCTCCACGGTAATTTTCAATTGTGCCTGCGGTCCGCTTTTCAAGTTGCATACACCGGAGCCACATTTCCACTACGCGCGGTGTGTCGTCAATATACTCCGTTGGAAGCTGCCTGCCGGCGTAATCGTCTGCTAAGATCGTCTTGTCCATCAAGTTCATGTAAAGCGCCGCTTTCACCTGATTAAGCCTTTCCTGCTCCGCCCACATGTCCATACTATTCATAAGTGTTTCCATAACTGTCATAACAAAATTATCTGTATTAATCGCTGTCTGCATATTATAATCCTCCTTATGGTATGATTTTCCAGTTGATTTATCACGCCTGAGTCGGTTATAATATACTCAGGCAATAGCTAAGCGGTGGCGCATATCTTCCCGGATATCCACCGCTTTTTCTTTTTTTCGATCATATGTTCTCTTCTCAAGTTTTTTATTTCCGGGGATTGCTCCCCGGATTATTTCTCTTTCGTTGCCGCATCTGTAACACCAGATCAGGCCATAGCACACTATCCGGCACGCCTCCCGGCAACCGCACCAATGCAAAGTGCTTATAATGCTCCACTATCTTACCGCGGTGCATCTCTCCAGTATGTCCCATGGAGTCGATCCCCTGGGCCTTAAAAGTATGTACCATTACCGTGCGGCCGATCCTGTAATATCGCTGCGCCGCCTGTATTTCTTTCTGGCTTATGTACCCTTTCGGGATTTCTTGACGTTTCACTCAATATACCTCCTGACCTCTTCTACTGCGTCATGCCAGCCGCGCGTATACAGTATATGATATTCGTGCGGAAGCTCCATACCATTCACACGCTCACGTATCTCGGCCAGACGCATCCGCAATGCCTCATTCTCACTTCTTAGCATATCTAACTCGTCCATGTCTTCCTCCTCTAAATTACGATTTAGTTGTGTATCGTTATGTATCATTACACATTAAAAACATTTCCAGCGCCTTGCGGATCACCCAGGAGATGGAGCGGTCCTCACGCTGGCAATAGGCCATAAGCCGCCTAAACTGTCCCGGCTCTATGCTTATATCCTGCCGTATGTATTTCTCTCCATCTGCTTTTCTCGGTCTTGCCATGCCGGCCGCTCCTTTCTCTGTGTATTACTCCACAAATTATTCTTTATTTCGATTTGCCTAATAACCACCCTCGTGTTCACTCAACCACTCTTTGAGCTGCACCTGGGCTTTTGCAAATGCTAATTGCACATCACAATCCTGTACATCTACAATCTCCAAATTTTTTCCTTTATCTCCACAGCCCTTTTTGTAAATGTGAATATTCCAGTCTACTATTTTTGAATAATATATCTCCAAATGCATTGGATAACTACTGGCTTTCTCATCGAAAAATAATAAAAATTCTTGCATCTATATTCTCCTCTACCATATCGTTGACATCACCGAAATGGTCGGTTATGCCAAGCGGTTATTTCATCAAGCTCAAACGTTTCCCTACACTTCGGGCAATAGGGAATCATTCCTGCTCTGGTTTCCCGCTCCAGATTTTTTATGACTACCAGATGCGGCTTATATGCTGCTATATCACGCCTCTGCTCAAGTAATGCCTCTACCTGATCGCTTAACGTCTCATAATGTTTCGCCACATTATATAGGGCTTCAAAGGGTTCTACTATGGCGCCGCAATCCTCACACTGGACAATTTTATTTACGTTATCAATCTCATAGTGTGGATTCCTGCATTCACACAGCTTTCTTTTTCCGTACTCCACCTTCAGCACATCAATGCGCTTAATTTTTTCCGGTAAACTCTCCACGCTTTACCTCCTCTCTAATTTGTGGCTGAACGTATCTTTCAAACCACTCAACTATGATTTTCGCACCTGAAGGATATTCTTTTACAATTTCCACGCTTTCAAAATTAATCCCAGGAACGATGCTTTCCACATCTCTGAAGAACATCTCTTCACTCGCGCAATCATCAATTTCGCTTATTTTTTCACATATGGAATCCAACTGATCCTCTATTTCTAAGTAGTCAGCTTCGTACGACTCTATATTTTTTATTGTTTCAATCTTACTTTTTCTGATGTTAAAAATGGACTGAGACGATATTTTATTTAAAAGGTATGACCCATTTATTCGAGCCATAAGATGCATAAAATCTTCATGCTCATTGTGTCCCCAACCGTATGAATAGTCTCCAGCATCACTATTTATATTCAAACGACCGTTGTCGCAATCAAAGATATATCTCGCCCACATACAGGAAAAATACTCTTTATCGGTTTTATCCGGCACGAGCTTATATGTAATCACCCTCGGATTTATTTTTTCGATTTTCATTGCTACTCCTTTACTAAATGATCGTTTTCTGAATCAGCAGCGCTCAACACCGTAATCAAAAATACTTAACTGTGCCTTGTGCTCCTGCAGTCTCTTGTCTGCCAGATTGTAGGTAAATGTATCCTTCTCGGTCCCAACATACTGGATTCCCAAGTCTTCGCAGGCTATGAGGCTACTTGCGCTCCCCACATGGGTATCAATGAGTTTATCGCCCGGCTTTAGATACTTTTGGATAATCCATTTATATAGAGCCACAGGCTTCTGAGTGGGCGTTATCCGCTTCTCATTCAGCGATTTATTTCCCTGCTGTATCCAGCCTTCCTCAATTGATTTTCCCTGCATCATGCCTCTCCACATGTACCTGACAATATCTACCCGATTACTAAATGAGTTATAGGCGATCTCTGCATCTGACTGATCCGATCCGTCGTTGCACTTGTCCCAAATAATCCGGCCGCCTGGGAACGGATAATCAAAATAGTTACAGCCGAATATTATTTGATTTTTCGATATCCTGATCACTTCGTCAAAATATGCTTTATCTGGCGGCTCGTTGTCCCAGCCTCTGTTTTCGTAATTCCCATCTGGTACATAGAGCCTGTTTCCGTTCTTTTGAAGCACATATTTACTTCTGTTTTTTCCTCCGTGTTCATTCAACCCATACGGAGGATCACAAAGAGCCAAATCAAAATACTTATCCGGATAAAGCTTCATTACGTCCATGCAATCGGAATTTAAAAACCTGTTCGGAAACGGAATTTCGATCTGACCATCACATTCATAATTTTCAAATACTTCGAATCCCATTTTTTGAAAGGAGCCGGGATATCCCGTCAA